TTTAAAGAATTAATGGAGATTATAAATGCAAACAATGGATTCTTCTATAGCAAAGACTCAAAAAAGAAACTTAACAGATATGCAGGAGAAGTTTCTAGATGTTTTGTTTACAGAAGCACAAGGAAACCCCAGAGAAGCAGCTAGAATTGCTGGTTATTCTGAACACAGTTATCCTAAAGTCATTAGAAATCTCAAGAAAGAGATAACAGAGTTAGCGGAAACCCACTTATCTACGCACTCTGCCAAAGCGGCTACTAGGTTAACAGCCTTACTAGACGAAGACGGCACTACACCGCAGGCAAGTATTCGTCTAGCAGCTGCGAACTCATTATTAGATAGAGTTGGTATAACAAAGAAAGATCAGCTAGACATAAACATGAAATCATTACACGGAATTTTTATATTACCACCAAAAGATGGAACCAATAAAGATAAAGAAGAGAGCTAGAGTAGTACCTTTCGGCTTTAAACAAGCTGAAGACCCACACTACTTAGAGCCCGTAACAGAAGAATTAGATGCTCTTAGACAAGCAAAAGAATATTCAAAGACTTGTTCACTAAGAGAAACTGCACAATGGCTACATAGAAAAACAGGAAGATACATATCACATGTCGGACTTAAAAAAAGATTTGAACGAAGTAACACCACCGAAACCCAAGAAAGTAATTCGACAGAAAGCCAAGAAGTCAGTAACACAGATTCTAGCTCGCACTCGTAAGAAAGTTGCAAAGGCAGAACAATCTCTACGTTCTGCTAAACGTCACGCAGAAAATACCAAAAGTAAACTGTTAACTATTAACAAAGCACTAACTGGTAAAGAGACGCAACTACTTACTGAAGACATAATCGAGAGTGCACCTAAGACAGTACAAGAGCATATCAACCAGCAAGATGTAATCTTTAAGCCCAACGGTGGCCCACAGACACAATTTCTTGCAGCTTCCGAAAGAGAAGTTTTTTATGGTGGAGCCAGAGGTGGTGGTAAATCATATGCGATGCTAGTAGATCCACTTCGCTATTGTACAAAAGCAAGTCATAGAGCACTCCTAGTGAGGAGGACTATGCCAGAGTTAAGAGACTTAATTCAAAAGTCTCAACTATTATACTCGAAGGCATATCCTGGTGCAAAATGGAGAGAACAAGAAAAAGAGTGGCGATTCCCATCGGGGGCAAAGATCGAGTTTGGTTACGCAGAAAACATGACGGATGCGTTAAGATACCAAGGTCAGTCTTACACATGGATAGGAATAGACGAACTTCCACAATATCCTTCGCCAGACATATATAATTTTCTAAGATCTTCTTTAAGATCGGTTGATAAAGATATACCTGTATATTTGAGAGCAACAGGTAATCCTGGTAACGTTGGCTCACAATGGGTACGAGAAATGTTCGTAGATCCCGCTGAACCAAATACCGCTTTCAATATAGGCATTGATACGCCTAATGGAAAAAAATATATAACAAGAAGATTTATTCCAGCTAAGTTGCAGGATAATCCGTATTTGATGCAGACAGATGATTATTATATCATGCTTGCATCTTTACCAGAAGCACAACGTAAACAATTCCTGGATGGAGATTGGGATGCATATGAGAACTCAGCTTTTCCAGAATTTGATAAAAGGATCCATGTTGTGGAACCTTTTGAAATACCTAGAGGCTGGTATAAGTTTCGTGCTGCTGACTGGGGTTATTCTTCTCCTGCTTGTGTGTTATGGTTTGCTGTTGATTATAATAATAATCTATGGCTTTATAGAGAACTATATACTAAGAAGGTCACAGCGGATCACTTTGCAAGACAAGTTATAAATCTAGAGCAGGGAGAATATATCCATTACGGGGTCTTAGACGCTAGTACATGGGCAAAGAGAGGTGATGTGGGCCCAAGCATCGCAGAAACCATGATACAGAATGGTTGCAAGTGGAGACCATCAGATAGATCTGCTAAAAGTAGAATTAATGGTAAGTTAGAAATACATAAAAGATTAAAAGTAAATGATGACGAACCAGGTATAAGAGTGTTTACTAATTGTAGAAATTTAATTAGAACAATGGGAACACTACCAATTGACGATAAAAATCCCGAAGATGTAGATACAACAGCTGAAGATCATGCATATGATGCATTAAGATATGGATGTATGAGTAGACCAACACATCCTAAGTTTGCAGATAGATTTGGTTCTTCTATGCAAAATACATTTGAAGTATCAGATAACAAATTTGGATATTAATGTCAAAAAGAAAAGTTTTAGAAATAAACAAACAAAATTTTCCCTACGACTTAGTAGTTGCATATTGGGAAGATATTGTTGGATCATGTGAATGGTCTGATATATCAGATATAAAAAAAGCAAAGACTGCAGTATGCTGTAGCTTTGGTTGGCTAGTAGAGCAGAATGAAAAGACTACTGTAATAATGGCAGATTTTATATTTGAAGATAGTGGAGTAATAAAGCAAGGTGGTGGACACACAGTAATACCTACCAAGAATATAATTAAGATTAAGAAGTTAAAAATATAGGAGACAACAATGAATACATTTGACCCAAAATCTAAAGTTAAGCAAGGTCAATTTAGTGATGCACCTGATGGGAAAAACCCAAACAGGGAACATACTAATATTGACTTTTCTAAACATACGCATAGAAAACAAGAAGCATTTGAGTATGATGTAACTGTACCAAGTGAATCAGGATCTAAGCATGTAGATGATGCTGTATTTAAAATGGCTGAAGAAAGAGACTACTAATGAATCAAAACGGATTAGGCAATAAAAGTAATTTTATACCTGAAGTTTTTGCAGGTGCTAATAATAAAAGAAATGAAGATTTACAAAAAGCATCTCAACAAAAGTATACGGCACAACAATTTAAAATTAGTAATATCAACTTTGGTAAGAATAAAAATTACGGACAGACTGATTTATTAAATTTAAATAAAAATAATAAACTATACTAATCGGAGGATAACAACATGATGAAAAGATATATGCACGGAGAACTTGCACCTGATACATCAAAAGCACCTAAAGAGCCAATGGCTATTGACCCTAACTCAAAAGTTAATCAAGGGGCAATGAGTGGTGATGCTAATGATAAAAAAGGTAAGTCAAAATCGAAAGTAGACCCAGCAATCTTTAGAATGGCTGAAGAAAGAGATTACTAATTTAGATGCACGAAGAAGAACATAAATCAGCAGAGGAAGTTAGCGAATCAAAACCAATCGTTGGTCATATAAGAGAGAAGTTCTATCAATCAGAAAATTCTAGATTATATGATGAGAAAAGATGGTTACAAGCGTATAGAAACTATAGAGGTCTATATGGCCCAGAAATGGTTTTTAGATCAAATGAAAAGTCAAGAGTATTTGTAAAAGTTACAAAGACTAAAGTTCTTGCTGCGTTTGGTCAAATTATTGAAGTATTATTTTCTAGTGGTAAATTTCCATTAGGTATTAATCCTACACAAGTACCAGAAGATATACCAGAGTACGCACACTTAAAACCTAAACAACCTCAACAAGAGCAACCACAACAACCTCAAGATCCATATGGATTCAAAGGTGATGGTAGAGAAATACCACCTGGTGCTACTGCTGATATGTTAATGAAAAATTTAGCACAAGAATTTGAAAATGTAGGTTTTGATGAAGGCCCAGCAAATGCAGGTGAGCCACAAATAAAACCAGCAGAGATGGCAGCTAAACATCTAGAAAAATTATTACATGATCAGCTAGAAGAGTCTAGTGCTATAACAGTTTTAAGACATGTGTTCTTTGAACAATGTTTATTAGGAACTGGTATATTAAAAGGCCCATTTAGTTTTGATCATACATATCATTCATTTGATACAGCTGATGATGAAGAGGGTAATACAATAAATGTACACTCTAAAAAAATTAAAACAGTACCAAAAGTAGAAGCAGTATCATGTTGGGATTTTTATCCAGATCCAAATGCTACAAGTATAGATGATTGTGATTATGTTATTCAAAGACATTCATTAAACAGACAACAGTTTTCTGATTTAAGAAAGATGCCTTACTTTGATGAATCAGCAATTGATATGTGTTTAGAAGAAGGCCCTAACTATCAAGTTAGAGGTTACGAATCTTCTTTATACAATAGAGAAACTGTAGAAACTATATACAAAAATAGATATGAAGTATTAGAATACTGGGGTGTTGTTTCAAAAGAAATGGCAGAAGAGTGTGGAATAGAAAGTGACAAAGAAGTAATTAGTGTTAACGCATGGATATGTGGTGGTAAAGTTTTAAGAATGGTAGAGAATCCATTTGAACCAACTAGATTACCTTTCATGGTTTGTCCATACGAATTAAATCCTTATCAATTCTTTGGTGTTGGTGTTCCAGAAAATATGGAAGACTCACAACAAATTATGAATGGTCATGCAAGAATGGCTATTGATAATTTAGCACTATCAGGTAATATGGTATTTGATGTAGATGAAACACAACTTGTACCTGGACAGGATATGAAAATTTTTCCTGGTAAAATATTTAGAAGACAAAGTGGTCAACCAGGAACATCTATAAATGCAATTAAGTTTCCTAATAGTACACAGGAAAATATGATGATGTTTGATAGATTTAGACAGTTAGCTGATGAAGCTACTGGTATACCATCGTACTCACACGGTGCAACAGGTATACAATCTACAACTAGAACTGCTGCAGGTATGTCAATGCTAATGGGTGCAGCAGCTTTAAGTATTAAGACAGTAATTAAGAATATAGATGATTATCTATTAAAGCCCCTAGGTGAAAGTTTATTTCATTGGAATATGCAATTCAATGCAGACATTCCAATAATCAAAGGTGATCTTGAAATAAAAGCAAGAGGTACATCTTCATTGATGCAGAAAGAAGTAAGATCACAAAGATTAATGACATTTATGCAAACAGCAGCTAATCCTGCTTTAGCACCTTTTGTTAAATGGCATACATGTTTAAAAGAAATAGCAATAGCATTAGATATTGATCCTGATCAACTAATTAATGATCCAGAGAAAGCAGCTATCTATGCACAAATAATGGGAATGGCAAATGGAAATCAAAATAATACAACCCCTGCTGGAGAACAAAGCCCTATGGGCACAACTGGAAAAGCACCTCCTGGTGCTTCAATCACAGATCCAACAGGAAATGGAGGTGGCAACATCGGAGTCGGCAATATACCGATGCCAGGGGAAGCTGGTTTTGCTTCGCCAATTGATCAATCTACCGATAGCAAACAAACGCAGTAAAGAGGGTGACTAGTGGCTGTACAATTTAGTTTATCATATGATGCAAATGGAGATCCAGTATTAGTAGAAAATACTGTTACTGGAACTAGAAAAGTTGTATCTACTTCACCAGTAGTAAGTGAGTATAAAAGTAGATTTGAAACTCCAGCTAGTGATGGTACTGATACGCCTGATACCCCAGATACTCCAGAAGAAGGTAATGATATATATAGATATATTAATGAGATGGAGAATAATGCAGACAATGATATGAATTTATCATTTGTAGACAAACAAAATTTAGGAAGATATACACCAGAAGCTATAGAAGCTAGAGGTAAAGAAAAAACTCGTACTCAGCAAGTTATGGAAACAATAGCATTAGCTATGATACCATATGCTGATGCAGCTGTAGGAGTAATGAAAGCATTAGGTAAAATATTACCACAAGAAAGCGAAGAGATAAAAGCTATTAAACAATTTTATGCAGATCCACAACAAGCTGCATTAGTTGAAAGTATACCAGGTATGTCAAATTATAATTTAGTATACGGTAATCCTTTTGATCCTAGTTATGGTTTAGCAGGTGCTGCACAAAAAAGAATTGACAGAATAAATAAAACATTAATGAAAAAAGATTCATCAGTGTTAGAAGATAGAAAAAAGAAACTACAAGAACTAATTGATAGAGAAAATAGACAACAAGATGATTTTAGAGAAACTCAACTTAACCCAACTAAAAATTTAACACCACAACAAAAAGATTTATTTAGAGGTGGGGGTCAAGATAAAGATAGCGATAAACCAAGTGCACCACAGAAAGCCACTGAAACTG